ACAGCTAGAATTTTTGAAAATTACGTATACAATGGATAAGACAGAAAAATTATTTGCAGATGGATTATTTGCATTTCCCACAGAAAAGGATTGGTTACCAATGAGATTATCAGTTAAGGTGGATGAATTTGCTAAGACTTTAATTAAAAACAAAGAGTTAGCAGCAGAGAATGAAGGAAGATTAAATATTGATATCAAGAGAGGAAGTTCAGGAAAACTATATGCTGAAATAAATACTTGGAAAAAAGAAAAGCAAGTGACATCAGCAGAACATTCTCCTGACAGACAGGAAGCAGATTTACCATTCTAAGATTGGGGGGCAATAGCCCCCTTTTTTTTGTATAATTATTTTTTTTATAACTTAGTATTATGATATTAAACATTAAAGACCAAATTGAGAAACTTAATAAGATTAGAAAAGGAGAAATAAGAGAAGCCTATACGCTAGGTATTCCTGATTTTGACGAATATTTTAAACTTTCTTTAGGGCAATACAATATTGTCTTAGGGCATAGCAACGTAGGAAAGACTACGACAATTTTATATTTAATGCTTTTATATTCTGTTAAACATAAAATAAAATGGCTAATATATTCTAGCGAGAATGAAGCTCATACCTTGATTAGAAAGTTGATTGAGTTCCTAGAAGGATTGCCAATTAACAAAATAAATGATGAAGATTTAAACAAAAGAGCTGAATGGATAAACAATCATTTTAAAATTATAGACCCAAATTCGTTATATAATTATAAGCAATTATTAAAATTAGGACAGGATATAAAAAAAGCGTGGGATTATCAAGGCTTTATGATAGACCCTTACAATTCGCTTATGATAGATAAATCAGAGCTTAAAGGAATCAGCAAACACGATTACGACTATGAAGCATCTTCTGCTTTTAGAGTGTTCTGCAAAACAAATGATGTAACAATTATGTTATGTATGCACGCAGCTACAGAAGCACTTAGGAAGTTACATCCTGCCAATCACGAATATTCAGGACATCCTATAGCCCCTTGGGGTAGTGATGCTGAAGGAGGGGGCAAGCACCTTAACCGCTCTGATTCTTTTTTAGTATGCCATCGTTATACAAGTAGCCCAACTGATTGGATGTATTCTATGATACACGTTAGAAAAATAAAAGATATAGATGTAAATGGTAGACCTACAAGCATAGATAGCCCAATTAGGATGCGCTCTGTAATTAATAATGTAGGGTTTACTATTAATGGAGAGAATATGTTACACAAAGCAATAGGTAAAATATGATGCACTTTTTCTTTGGCGATAAGCAAATCAGCATACAGCTTATTCCTATTTACGGACTTAGTTTAGGATTGTTATACTATGACCCTAATTTAGAACCTGATAGCGAGCCAGTAGAAGAAGATGAATATTTCCAACAGATTACTCTAATGTTTTTATTCTTTGGCATTCATATAACAATTATTTGATGGATTTAGTTATAGAGGCATATAAGAATCATAAAGAGTGGTGCAAAATTGTACAAGAATTTGGTTGCAATAAAGATACAGCGGAGGATTTAGTGCAAGAGATGTATGTCAAGTTGGTTTATTTAATTGAAAAAGGTGTTGATTTAAAATACGACAATAGCGTTAATTATTTCTATATCTACAAAATACTTAGAAGTCTGTTTATAGATTTAAAAAGAAAAGAGGCTAGGGTTAATTTTATAGATGATGAAATGTTACACAATTACAATCTTAACCAAAGCAATGAAATATTTGAATCAGGATACCCAACACAATTTGATTACAAAAAACTACACAAAGAATTAATGGAAACTCTTGAGGAATTATATTGGTATGACAGAAAAGTGTTTGAGCTTTTAGATGGAGAGATTAGCATATCTGAATTATCAAGAAACACAGGAATAAGTTACTATTCTTTGTACAACACTTACAAGAAAGTTAAACAATTATTAAAAGATAAATTTTTATGAGATTAGGAGATAAACTAGAAACGATTTTTAAATATACTGGCATCAAATGGCTAGTAGAATTTATAAACACTCAATTTGGAATAGAAGATTGTGGCTGTGAGAATCGAAAAGAAATGCTAAATCGAATCAAAATAAACAGAAAGAATGGTAGGAGAAGATAGATTGTGGTGGTCAAACTTTAGGGAAAAGAAACGTAACTCTTTAACCAATAGCGAGTTCGAAATGATTTGTAAGTTACATTCGGAGTATATGAATCATAAGTTTTTCAAGCCTTGTACTTGTAGTCCTAAAACTATAAATAGATGGATAGAAGATTTAAACGAAATATACTCTCTGCCTTATGACGCTAGCTGAGGTACATAAGTGGGAACAAGCTGTAATTCGTTTATTAAATTTTGATGGATGGGAATTGCAATGGTGTGGTGGCGGTTTTGACCACTATGATGCGGTAGGAGCAACTCCTAAAGGGAACGAGTGTCTTATTGAGATGAAGTTTAGAACAACTTACTATGAAACTAAGATGCTAGAGAAATATAAATATGACCAAATAATGAATATGCCTTATGATATGGTAAAGCTATATTTTGTTAATGACCCTAAGTCTAACTATCTCTTTTGGTTAAATGAAATCACAATGCCAGAAGTGACAGAGTTATATTGTCCTGATACAACACTATGGACAAAGAAAAAAAAGAATAAAGAAGTTTATCTATTAGAAGAATCACAAGCGACTATAATTAATTTGAATGAATAGCTTAATTAGAAATTCTAAACAAGTAAGACAGTCAATAGATTTTACTGGTGTAGAAAATAATAAAATACATCCTACAGATATTGATTTTGTTTTTGAATTTGATAATAATATATTGATATTAGGAGAAGTAAAAAGATTAGGCAATAATATTCCTACTGGTCAAAGATTGGTATTAGAAAGATTAGTGGATAATTGGAAAGGTAATTCTATAGCTTTAAAAGTAGTTCATAATCACAAGGATGACGATACGGATATACCTTTGGTTGATTGCTATGTAGAATCTTATTACTTTAATAACGAATGGTCTAAACCTAAAAAATATTATTCTCTAAAAGAATTTATAAATGAATTAGGCAAGAAATGGAAAAATAATAAATGTAAATTTTAAATATGACTTATATAATAACAGCTTCATTATTTATTATGTCAGTAGGAATACTGCTGATAGGGATAGGAATTATTAAAGAATCACATAAGAAATAAGATATGCCATTACCGAAACCAAAAGCAGGAGAAAAGCAAACAGAGTTCATAGATAGATGTATGACTGACCCTGAAGTAAGAAAAGAGTTTAAAGATGAGAATCAAAGATTAGCGGTTTGCTACAACATATACAGAAAAAAATAATTTGCTATTTAAAGTAAGTTATTTATATTTGTTAAAAATACAAGATTATGATAGATACTAAAAGCGACATTGAGCGCACTTATTTAAAAATGGAGAACTTGCAGGATATTGAATATATCAGCAATTTCAATTTAGTAGGCTCTATTCTACTAAAATGGTCTAAGATTAGAAAGACTCAAGAACTAGAAACAATTATGGGATGTATGAACGAGATGGCTTTTTACAATTTAAAGCTAAAGCGTGAAAGAGATGATTTGTTAAAAGTTGTTTCAGAATACAGGTCAGATAAGATTAGAGCAGTAGAACGTGCTAGAAAAGCAGAAGAAAAACTATACAACAGATGATAACATTATTAGATGGCTCTCAATGGGAGAAGCAAGATTTGATTAAAGAAATGGTAAAAGATGAGTTCTATTATGGATACTTGTCTAAAGCTGCATTAAGCAGTTCCTCTCTTAAACTATTACTAAGCAGTCCTAAGACTTACAAGCACGTTACAGAATATGGTAATCCTGAAAGCCAAGCACTAAGAGATGGCTGGCTATTTCACACAGCTATATTAGAACCTGATGTATTTAATGCGCAGGTATTTGTTGATGTAGCTTCTAAGAATACAAAGGCTTATAAATTAGCTAAAGAAGAGCACGGAAAAGTATTTACGATGACTGAGAAAAAAGATGCTGAGAGATTAGCAGATGCTTTCCTAAGAAACGAAAAAGCATTACAACTTATACAGCAATCAGAATTTGAAGTGCCAATGATAGGAGAAGTGATGGGTATGCCCTTTAGAGGTAAAGCTGATGTGCTAGGTAAGAATGGAATCGTAGATTTAAAAACTACAACTGACATCAAAGCATTTAAGTATTCAGCTATGAAATATGGATATTCCGTACAATGCTATCTTTATTGTGAACTCTTTGGGGTAGACTACAAAGACTTTACTTTCTTAGCACTAGACAAAGGCAGTTTAGATATAGCGGTGTATCATTGCTCAGAGGAGTTTTACTTAGATGGAAAACAAAAGACTGAAAAAGCAATAGAAACATACGACACATATTTTCTACAAGCAGCAGACTTAGACCAATATTATATAGAAGGAATTTTATAGATTAAGATATGATTATAGAACAAAGAGTAAGAAGAGAAATACAAAAAATATCAGGAATAGACCCTTTTATTAGAACTAGAAAAAGAGAAGTAGTAGAATCAAGAGCTTTATACATTCACTTGCTATATAAGTATTACAAGAAAAGACCTTATCACATAGCTAAAGTTATAGGACTTAATCACGCTACCATATTACACTCTTTAAAGAATTTTGATATATATGTAAGTTATAATAGAGAACTAGAAAAATACCTCTATGAGATGCTTATGAATCAAGGGTATGATAAGATAGAAATGAGAAAAGAATATATAAGGCTAAAAGTAGATTACTTAGCTGAGAAAGATGTAATAAAACTTAGCGACAAAGTAAGAGATATGTATGAGGAATCATTGATAGAACAAAATAGGATTGAAGAAAAATTGTAAAAAAAAAATTAATTAAGCTATAATTGTGCAGATAACTAATGAGGATAATATGGAGCTAATGGCTAGGTATCCTGACAAGTACTTTGACCTTGCAATAGTTGACCCACCTTATGGTATAGGAAACTTTAGTCAAGGTGTAGGAGATAAAAAACAAAAGTGGGAGTATGATTGGAATAATAAAACACCAAACATAGATTATTTTAAAGAATTACAAAGGGTAAGCAAAGAGCAAATAGTTTGGGGTGCTAACTATTATAATTGTTTTAATGATAAAGGCGGTGCTATTGTTTGGTATAAAGATGTGAAACATCCTAATATGAGCAAATGTGAAATTGCAAGTTATAGTAGGCTTAAAAAAGTAGATTTTTATAGATATGATTGGAGTAATACAGATAGATATAACGAATTAAATAAAAAAGATTTTGATATACATCCTTGCCAAAAACCTATTTCATTATATGAATGGCTATTAATAAACTATGCTAAAGAGGGAGACAAAATATTAGACACGCATTTAGGTAGTGGTTCAATAGCAATTGCTTGTCATAATTTAGGATTTGATTTAACAGCTTGCGAATTAGATAAGGATTACTATGAAGCAGCTATGAAAAGAATAAAAGAGCATCAATCTCAAATAAGAATGTTTTAGATAAAATACACAAATTACACACAAATGAGGGATAAAGAAAAGTTTTTAGAAGTCTTTGCAAACAATCTAGGTAACGTACAGGACTCTTGCTTGGCAGCAGGGATAGCTAGAAAAACATATTATAACTGGAGGGATAGTGATGAGGACTTTGCGCAAGCAGTAGAAGAAATCCAAGAAGGATTAATAGACTTGGCAGAATCTAAACTGTTAGAGAATATTAAGAGTGGCAAAACAAATGAGATTCTATTCTACCTAAAAACCAAAGGAAAGTATAGAGGGTATGTAGAGCGACAAGAAATAACAGGAGCAGATGGTATGCCTAATAAGATAGAGATAGAGATTGTCAACAAGTTTGAAGATAAGGACTAATAAGGTATTCCATTCGCTACAAAAATCTAATAAGAAAATAATAGCGCATCAGGGTGGAACAAGAAGTGGAAAGACTTACAACATACTTCTTTGGATTATCTTTGAGTATTGCAACCTCAACACAGATAAAGTAATTACAATATGTAGAAATACATTCCCAGCTCTTAGGGCTACTGTAATGCGTGACTTCTTAGAGATATTAAAGAAGCACAATCTTTACAGAGAAGAAGAGCATAACAAAACTAATTCAGAGTACAGGTTATTTGGTAACCTAGTAGAGTTTATTTCTTTAGATTTTCCACAAAAGGTAAGAGGTAGAAAAAGGGATTTGCTTTTCTGTAATGAGGCTAACGAGCTAACATACGAGCAATGGAATCAATTACTATTTAGAACAGAGGGTAGAATTATAATAGACTTTAACCCATCAGATGAGTTTCACTTTATATATGACAAAGTATTAGATAGAGAGGATTGTGACTTCTACGTTACCACATACAAAGACAACCCATTCTTAGACCCTCTTCTTATAGAAGAAATTGAAAGGCTACAATACACAGACGAACAGTACTGGCAAATCTATGGACTAGGACTTAGAGGAATAAGCAAAGCAACTATATTTACTTTCACAGAAGGCAAAAGACCAGAAGATGCAGAGCTTGTAGGATATGGTATGGACATAGGATATTCTGTAGACCCAAGTAGCTTAGTTGAGGTTTATAAAAAGGATTACACACTTTATTGCAAAGAACTTCTGTATAGAACTATGATGACTACTGTTGATTTGCATAACTTCTTAAAGCAACAAACGATAAACGAATACATCTACATAGATTCAGCAGAGCCAAGATTAATAGAAGAGCTTAGGAGAATGGGCAATATGGTTAGACCTACAATAAAAGGACAGGACAGTATTAGAGCAGGAATAGATTTATTAAAGCGATACAAGCTAGTTTTAGACCCACAGAGCGACAATCTAATAAGAGAGATGCGTAACTACAAGTGGGAGGAAGATAGGACAGGAAAACTGCTTAATAAGCCTAAACAAGGAAATGACCATACTATTGATAGTCTAAGGTATGCTACATATAATGTGCTATCAAGACCTAACTATGGAAAATATGCTATTAGATAAAAAAAATATTTATTAAAATTTGTTAATTAATAAAAAAGTATTACCTTAGCTAAAAATAAGTATTATGAATACAATTAGAAATTACGTTTTTTCATTGATTAAGTTTGTTTTAATTTTGACAGGAACTGTAGCCTTCTTATATTTATGTCAGCTAGCGGACAGGGCTATGGGAATAAGCTAGGATTTGTTTTTATTAGTTTACGATAAGGGGTAGCAGAAATGTTATCCCTTTTTTTTATTTTTAAAAAATATTGAAAAATACGTTATATAGATATGAAGATAGATATTACAGTACCTGATAAACTTTCTGAGATTACTCTTGGACAATATCAGAAGTATTTAAAAATACAAAAGGATAGTACAGATGATAAATTCTTATCTATAAAAATGATTGAGATATTCTGTGGTATTAGCCTAGACAAAGTAATGAAATTAAAGCTATCGGATGTAAATGCTATTTGCAGTATTCTTGTCGATATGTTTAATGAGCAACCTCCTCTTAAAAAGCATTTTATCTTAGATGGTAAAGAGTATGGCTTCATTCCTAATTTAGAGGATATTTCTTTTGGGGAGTATGTAGATTTAGATAACTACTTATCCGATTGGGATATGATGGATAAAGCAATGGAAGTATTGTATAGACCTGTTAAACTAAGACACGGCAAAAGATATTCAATAGAGGAGTATAAAGCAATAGATACTGGTGTTATGAAAGATATGCCACTTGATGCTGCCTTAGGTGCTGTACTTTTTTTTTATCATTTAGGAATCGACTTGTCAACAACTATGATGAACTATTTGGAACACAAGGAGGAGAGAGCTTTACAGCAATATCTCAATTCAACACAAAATATGGATGGTATCAATGTATTTACCAGCTCGCTCAAGGAGATATTACAAAATATGAAGATATCACTAAACTGAACGTACACACAGCATTATACGCATTAACATTTTTGAAAGAAAAATCAGACATAGAGGCAAAACAAATAAAAAATAAATTCAAATGAGTAACACAGCAGCAAGAGGATTCTATGTAGTAACAAATTTAGTTGAGGATTTGCTTATAGCAGATGAATACATTAACACAGTTACTTATGGAGATATATCAGATGTTGATTTAAATAAGCAAACTATATTTCCTCTGGGGCATTTAATAGTTAACTCAATTACTTCAAGCGAACAAACTCTTACATTCAATCTTAGCATCTTAGCTATGGATATAGTCAATGTAGAAAAGAACGCAACAACAAATTGGTTTAGAGGGAACACAAACGAGCAAGATGTTCTTAATGCTCAATTCAAGGTTCTAAACAAACTACTACAAAAAATAAGAATAGGTAGCTTATATAGAGAAGGTTATCAAATTATAGGGGATGTATCCTTTGAGCCTTTTACAGATAGATTTGAGAACTTGCTTGCAGGATGGGCAGCAACATTTGATATAATGATTAATAACGACCAATCTGTCTGCTAATGCAATTAAGAAACACCAAAGAGGAGTTGAATAGGTTTGCTAAGTATGTTATTCAGCAAGCTAGAACTAATTTATCTAAGCAAAATAAAAATGTATCTAGTGATTTGTATGGCTCTTTAGGATATGACTTAAATGTTGATGCTAATAGTTTTTCTTTGGAGTTTTATATGCTTCCTTATGGTGCTTATGTAGACCAAGGTGTTTCAGGTACTAAAAAAAAATACAATACAATATTTAGCTACTCAAACAAGCAGCCACCTACAAAGGCTTTAGCTAACTGGGCAAAGGCTAGAAATATTAGGCTAAGAGATGAAAAAGGAAGATACAAGAAAGGAAACTACAAAAGCATAGGATTTGTTTTAGCAAGGTCTATTAAAGAAAAAGGTATTAAGCCTTCTTTGTTTTTTACTAAGCCTTTTGAAAAAGCCTTTGAAAGATTACCAGTAGACCTTATAGACAGGTTCAATTTAGATTTAGACGACTTATTAGATTTTACAACATAATGGCAAATATACTACTACGCTCCCCTCACTTTGAATACGAATCCGAAGCAGGCTCAAGCTATGCTATTTTAGAGTTATCTATTGATGGCACTTTGAGATACACTCTATCAAAAGACGTAGATGCGGATGAAGGAGTTTTGTTCGAAATTAGTGAATTAGCAAGAGATTACTTAGATATAACTTTTAGTGGCACATATACTTCTCAAGTTTTAGATATTACAGGAAATATAACATTTTATGATTCTAGTGATGTGCAAGTAGGTATTCCTTATCCTATTTCACACAAAGGCTTTGATGGCTATGGAGAATTTATGGATGGAGCAAGCCCTACAATAACTTCAGGTTCTTTGCTTCAAAGCAACACTATTATTTATATGCCAGAGAATACTGCTGGTAGAATTGCAGAAGAAAGCGCAGGAGCAATTAACTATGATGCATTTGGAAGCACAGCAATATCAGCTTCAACAGGAGGAGAAACAGTAACTATAGTAAGAGTATGTGAGCCTAAGTACACACCAATCAAGATGACTTTTGTAAACAAGTTTGGTGCTTTACAGGATATGTACTTTTTTAAGAAGTCTGTTGAAAGCGTAAATGTAACAAAAGAAAGCTACAAGCGCTCGTTAGTAAGCAGCACAGGAACTTATGACATCAATACACATTCTAAAAGAGTGCTAAATACACAAGGCACTACTAGTCTTAGCTTGAATACAGGATTTGTGTCAGATGCTATGAATCCAGCATTTGAAGAGATGCTATTATCCGAACAAGTATGGGCAACAATAGGAACTGATGTTATTCCTGTAGACATAACCACAACACAGCTAACTTATAAGACAAGCGTAAATGATAGGCTAGTAAATTATACTATCAATATAGAATATGCTTTTAACGTTATAAACGACCTAAGATAGATGCAAGTAGTGCAGTTGTACATAGAAGGAGAAAGAGTAGACTTATTTAAAGACGAGTCAGTAACAATCACACAAACTATTCAAAATGTTAAAGATATTTCTAAAGTATTTACAGACTTTTCTAAGACTTTTAACCTTCCTGCTTCTAAGCGCAATAATAAAATATTTAAGCATTACTACAACTATGACATAGATGGTGGCTACGATGCTAGAAAGAAAAAGACAGCAAGATTAGAACTAAACAACAAAGCATTTAGAAAAGGAAAGATAAAGCTAGATGGTGTTGTTCTTAAAAACAATAAGCCACATACTTACAAAGTTACTTTTTACGGAAACACAGTAGATTTAAAAGACTTACTAGGAGAAGATACGTTAAGCTCTTTAGACTGGCTAGATAACTTTAGCCACGAATATAATGCAACAGAAGTTTTAGATGCCTTGCAGAATGGAATAGATATAACTTTTGATGTAGATAGCGTATCAACAACATTTACTGACGCCTTAGTAGCTCCTCTTATTTCCCACACTACAAGACTATATTACGATTCTGCTACTACAGGCGATGGTAATTTAAATCCAGCCACAGGCAATGGAGTTCTTTTTGACCAGTTAAAGTATGCTATTCCTGTGCATATTATTGTTAAAGCAATAGAGCGGTCTTATGGAATAAATTTTTCAGATGATTTCTTTGTAAATACAAATGATGTTTATCAGAAGCTGTATATGTGGCTTCATAGAAAAAAGGGTAGTGCTTTTGATGAGGATGCGTTAGTTACAACTTTAATAGAAGGCTTTCCTGCTGATACAGTTCCTCCAGCAGTTACAGGTATTTATGGGAATGGTTCTAACTTCTATGTGTATGGATTGACAAGTTCTACACAAATGGCATATACCTTTACTGCTACTCAAACAACATCTAACAATTATTCTATAATAATCAAAAAGGATGGTCAAATATATAGACAAGAAAATGTAACAACTACAGGCGCTTATAATTTTACTGGTTATCTAACAAATTCTAGCACAGGATATCAGATTTTTATATATGCAGCAGGTAGTACCAACTTCTCAGGATTTTCTTTAGCGGTATCAAATGGTTTTACAGGAGAGAGCAAAACGTATAGTCAAACATCAGGCTTATTAGTATCTACATCACAAAACTTTATCATAACTGAGCAAATCCCTAAGATGAAAGTAATAGACTTTCTTACAGGACTTTTTAAGATGTTTAATCTTACTGCTTATTATGATGATGACACTATAGTAGTTAAAACACTAGATAGTTATTATGCAAGTTCTACTACTACAAGAGATATCACGAAATATGTAGCGGTAGGGGATAGTAATGTAGATTTAGCGCTTCCTTTTAAAGAAGTAGATTTTGGATATGAAGGTCTAGGAACTAAACTAGCCTTACAACATCAACAAGCTAATAATGTAGAGTGGGGCACAGTAGAATATCAAGGAGATGATAATTATGATGCAGGAGGAGGTGTCTATAGTGTTAAAGCACCATTCGAGCATTTAAAATATGAAAGACTTATAGATGGTTCAGGAGGCTCTTTAAAAACAGCTCAAGTAGGATGGTTTGTAGATGATAACAATGACCCTTACTTTGGCAAGCCTTTATTGTTTTATCCTATATCAATTATAGGAGATAATATTAGGTTTAAAAATAATAACCTAGGTAGCTTCAATGATATCAGCACATATTTTATTCCATCTAATAGTGCTACTGTTAACTCAGCAACAGATGATTCAAACATAAACTTCAACTTAGAAGTAAACGAATACACACTAGATACTTCTTTTGTAGGAACTTTATTTGAGGATTATTACAAAACATACATAGAAGAAATATTTAATACTAAGCTAAGGCTTACAAAAGTAAAAGCGTATTTACCTATTAACTTCTTGCTTAATTACACATTAGCAGACAAAGTTCAAATCCTAGATAGAATTTATAAAATTAACAGCATAGAGAGTAACTTAGAAACTGGAGAGAGTAATTTGGAGTTATTAAACATAGTGAGTTCAATAGTTGTGCCTACACCTACACCTACACCCACTCCTACCCCCACACCAATTCCAACTCCAGTTCCTACACCTACACCAGTTCCAACCCCTACGCCTACTCCTACTCCTGTTCCTACAGCACCTACTCCAACCCCAATACCAACACCACCTACTCCAATTTGTGATTGTAATGATGCTCAATTTAGTTTATACAATGGAGTTGTAGGCGCTACAATTACATCTTCTGATTATACTGTTGCTTCAGGATTTACTGTAAATAGCATATCGCCATCTACATATCAATCAGGAACAAATACTTATACAGCTAATATAACAGTTGGAGGTTCTTGTTCAAATAGTGGTAATGTGATACAATGTACAGATACAGCATTAGGAGATATTTTATATTACAAATTAGATGCTTGTAGTCCAGCAACAGGACAATGTTATACTAGCATTACGCCAGTATTGACTTCTCAAAGATATATTGATGCTACTACTAGCGAATATTATGTTTATGATAATACTGCTGGAGTAATTGGAAATCAAGGCAATCCTTGTGGCGGAAGTATTCAAATTGTTAGTGGTCAATCAGGGTGTCCTGCACCAACACCTGTGCCAGTACCAACTCCTCCTGCTACGCAAAATATTCAGGTTAGAGAGTGCGGACAAACCTCTCCTACTTATGGATTTACAGTTAATACAACAGGATTAACAACAGGACAGGCATTAACTACTAGCACATCGCCATATACAGGTGTAAATTGGGAGATTATAGATGATGCGTTTACAGGAACTATAGATGCTAGTGTTACTATTTCTACAGTATTGCCTGGAGGATGTCCTGCGCCAACTCCTACCCCAACACCTACTCCAACACCAACACCTGTTTCAGTTTGGTATGAAATGACAGATTGTTCTGATAGTTCAACAA